AGATAGAAATTCAAAAAAAGTAAAACATGATAAATTTTTAATTGAAATAATGTGTAAGTATTATGAAATTTCTAAAGAACAGGCTAGTGAATATATTCAACTTATAAATAAAGAAGAATTAAAGTATATATTAGAAATATACGGAACAGACAAGAAACAAATAAAGAGGTTATGTAAATGAATATCAAAGAAAAAGAATTATCAGATGATATAAAAAATGGTATAACTGAAAAACCAAGTGCAATAGCATATATAGAAGAAAACTATCCAGAAACAGCAAAAGAGTTTCAAAGATTACAATTTGAACAATGGTTATTATTCTGTAAAAAACAAATGGATTATGGTCCAACAAATATATCAATGGGAACACCATTAGCAACAGATGATGAGAAAAGATTAAGTCTTGTTGGGTTGATAGTTAGAGTTAATGATAAAGTACAAAGATTATTAAACCTAATGGTTAAACACAACAGAGAGGCACAAAATGAACCAACAGTAGATGCTTTCAAAGATTTAGCATGTTATGGTATAATTGCTCAAATAGTACAGAATGGTAAATGGGGTAAATAATTGAATCCATATTTCGAAAAATTTAGAAATATGGAGCCTTATTTCAAAATAGAAGAAGAAGAATGGACTTATATAAAAGAAACTTTTTCTAAAGATGAAATAAAAGAATCTCTTGTTAAAGTTCTTATGGAATACCCACCACCTTATGCTGATATTTCAGAAAGAGAATGTTTTAAAGATTACCAAAGATTAAAGGGTGTTAAATGGAATGATGTATATATAGAGAAAAAATGGTTCGCACGATCGGAATACAAATGGCCTTTTAGTAATAATGTAATTAAAAGATTAAATACAGGTAATAAATCAAGTAACTATTTTCAACAACATAATAGATGGTCAGTAGATGGAACTATATCTCCTGGTCCAATCAGAACTTGGAATAGTGAAAAATTTATGTTTACTTTACTTGGTGCGTTATTCACTTTAAAAGTACCAAAGGTAGATAAATCAACTTTAAGAACTTGTATAGGATTGAGAAAATATATTTGTTCTCAATTTAAACCTAATGTTGCCAAGGCAATATATGATAGATATAAGTGTAAGAATGTGTTAGATTTCAGTGCTGGGTGGGGAGATAGGTTAGCAGGGTTCTATGCATCGGATTACGGTGAGTTATTTGTAGGTTTAGACCCGCGAAAAGAGAACCATCCAATATATGAAAAACAAGCCAAATACTATCAGAAACATTCAACATTCTTTGAGAATGATAAACGACACGAACTGATATGTGAACCAGCAGAAGATGCCGATTTATCAAAGTATGAGGGAATGATGGATATTGTATTTACATCACCACCATATTTTAGTGTAGAGAGGTATTCTCTCGATGATACACAGTCTTGGGTTAGATATAAAAATATAGATTTATGGAATAAAAGTTTTTTACAAGCAGCAGTAAAAAATGTTTGGAAAACACTACGAAAAGGTGGTATATTAATGGTGAATATATCTGATGTAAATGCAACTACACAAACAGATAAAGGTAGTTGGAGTGATAAAAAGAATTTACAGATATGTGACCCAATGAATGATTACATAGATACCTTTGATGATTCAGAATATGTAGAATGTTTTGGAATGGAAATGGCTAAAAGACCAAATTGTATTGGTATAGGAAATGCTAAAGTTACAGATGAAACAAATAGAAAAGAAGAATATGTTATTGAAAAAGATGGAGATACCTTCGCAGAACCAGTATGGATGTGGAAAAAAATATAAAGTGTTGACTTTGATAGTAAATATGTTGTATATTATATAGTATAAAAGAAAGTATTTTATGAGTAGAATAAGTTATAGCCAATTATCAATGTATAGTGATTGTCCACTTCGGTGGAAATTAAACTATGTGGATAAATTAAGAGTATCAGAATCTAACATATACCTTATATTTGGTACAGCAATGCACGAAGTGTTACAAGAATACCTTGAAATTATGTATTATGATACTGTTAAGAATGCCAACTTTTTAAATCTTGAAGAGATGTTAAGAGATAAACTTATAGAACAATTTAAGATTGCAGAGGAGGCCGATGGTAAACCACCTTGTACCAAACAAGAATTGGGTGAGTTTTTTCAAGATGGTTGTGATATACTTGATTTCTTTAAAAAACGAAGAGGTGAATATTTTAGTAGAAGGGGATATAAACTTATAGGCTGTGAAGTTCCAATTGATGTAGAATTAAAAAAGAATGTCAAGATGATTGGTTATATTGATATAGTTATACTTGATGAGATTACAAATACAATAAAAATATATGACATAAAAACATCTACAAAGGGTTGGAATAAGTGGATGAAAAAAGATGAGAATAAAACACAACAATTATTATTATATAAACAATTTTATTCTAAACAATATAATCATCCTATTGATAAGATAGATGTAGAATACTTCATAGTGAAAAGAAAACTATGGGAAAATTTAGATTTTCCCCAAAAGAGGGTGCAGAAGTTTGTTCCTGCTAGTGGAAAACCAAGTATGAACAAGGTGGGTAAAAGATTAGATATATTTTTAAATGAAGCTTTCACAGATACAGGTGAACATAAAAATGATATGACACCTACACCAAGTAAAAAAGCCTGTAGATTTTGTGAATTTAACCAAACAGAGTACTGTAATAGGGGAATAAAATGAAAATTAAATTAGATAAGACAGATAGTAAAATAGTTCATTCAAATGAAACATACAATGTAATAGATAATACAAATTTGAATGGGTTAATAGTATCAAAAACTGAGTTACATCCAGGTAAAGAAACTGGTGGACACAATCATAGTGGACAGGAAGAAGTTTATATTTTTACTAACGGTAGTGGTAGAATGGTTGTTGGTACTAAAACATATAATGTTAGTACTGGTGATATAATTTTAATACCAGATGGTGATTTCCATAAAGTATGGAATGAAGGTGAGGATGATTTAATTTTCACATGTGTATTTGATGGGGGAAGAAATCATTAATGAAGGTTGGCATTGTAGGTAGTAGAAGATATGAAAACAAAAGAAAGATAAAAGAGTTTATATTTAAACTCAAAAAAGAATATGGTACAGATACAATAATAGTAAGTGGTGGTGCTAAAGATGGAGCTGATAGATACGCAAAGAAATATGCATTAGAACTTGGATTACAATATGAGGAGTATCCACCATTTCATCATCAACATAATTTATATTGTGTATTACCTGAGGTATGTTATGGTAAACCATATAATGTAAAATATTTTTTTGCAAGAAATAAACAAATAGCACAAAATTCGGATTATGTGGTTGGATTTATTCCAGATGGTATAGAATCAAAAGGCACAGATTCAACTTTAAAATATGCAAAAAAATTTGATAAAAAAACAATAATTATTGATTAATTTTGTATTTTATATATACTTATATATGAATATATAATTTAAGATGGAGAAAAATTATGAAAGACACAAAATTAACATCAGTTAAAGTATTAGAAAATCTTTATAATAAATTTAAGTTGAATACTGTAAATACAAAAATGACTTTACAAAAGTTGACTAATCGTACAGTAGATTTATATTTAAAAGATGCTAAATATCGAGAAAAAATTGAAACTTATGATGGTTTAATAACTAGTGGAAGTAATTTCTAAAAAATTTAAATAAGGAAAATATGTTATATGAAAAAATTAAACTTACCAAAATTAAATAAAACAAATTCAAATAAACCAAAAAAGAAAAAAATATTATTATTATCCGATGATTTCAGAATGCATTCTGGTATAGCAACACAATCAAAAGAATTTATTGTAGGTACATTAGATAAGTATGATTGGGTACAGATAGGTGGAGCTATAAACCATCCAGAAGAAGGTAAAATAATTGATATGTCTGAAGCTGCTGAAAAAGAAATGGGAGTTAAAAATCCTTATCTTAAAATTTATCCTATTTCTGGTTATGGTAATCCTCAAATATTAAGAGAAATTTTAGAGATAGAAAAACCAGATGCAATTCTACACTTTACAGACCCAAGATTTTGGATTTGGTTATATCAAATGGAACATGAGATAAGACAAAGTATTCCTATATTGTATTATAATATATGGGATGATATTCCAGACCCAATGTATAATAGAGATTTTTATAGAAGTTCTGATGTTTTAATGGGAATCTCAAAACAAACTTATGGTATTAATAAAAGAGTATTAGATGGTTATGGTTATGAAGATTGGCAGATTCGGTATGTTCCACATGGTATTACAGATAAAAGAATTTTTAAAATTAAAAATAAAAATGATGAGGAATTAATTAATTTTGAAAAGAAATTTGGTTTAGATAAATACAAATTTAAGATTCTTTATCTTAATAGAAATATTAGAAGAAAATCACCTGGTGATGTTGCACTGGCTTATAAACATATGATGGACAAACTTACACCTGAAGAGAGAAAAGATTGTGTGTTCGTATGGCATTCAGCAATTAGTGATGAAAACGGAACTGATATGAGAGCTGTATGTGAAACATTGTTACCAGATTATCCAGTAATATTTACACACGATAAAAGTGGACCGTTAAACGATAAAGAAATGAATTATCTCTATAACTCAGTTGATGTTTATATTAATATGGCTTCGAATGAAGGATTTGGATTAGGTAGTTGTGAGGCATTACATTGTGGGACACCAATTGTAGTAAATGTAACTGGTGGATTACAAGACCAATGTGGTTTCAAAAAGAGAGATTTTTCTCCAGAAGGTTCTGCTTTTACTGAAAGATATTTAATTGCTGAAGATTATGTTGAATTAAAATCCAATCACAGAGGAACTTATAAAGAACATGGAGAATGGGTTAAACCTGTGTTTCCATCAAATATATCATTAGCTGGTTCACCATTGACACCATACATCTTTGATGATAGATGTTCATTTGAAGATGCTGGTGAAGCACTCTTAGAGTGGTATAAGGAAGGACCTGAAGAGAGGGAACGAAAAGGTGAGATTGGAAGACAATGGGTATGGTCTGATGATGCAAGAATGACTGGTAAACATATGTCAGATTCTTTTATAGAAGCTATAGATACTACATTTGAAAACTGGAAACCAAGACAACAATATACATTGGAGGTTATATAATGAAAAAATTTATGTTAATATGTGCACCTGTCACATCAAGAAGTGGTTATGGTGCCCATGCAAGAGATTTAACTAGAGCATTTATAGAACACAATAAGTATGATATATTAATACAAGATGTGCCTTGGGGTGATTGTCCGAGAAATGCATTAGATGAAAATAAATTAGAAGATAAAAATATTTTGGATAGGATTTTAACGGATGTGAAGTTACCAAAACAACCAGATGTATATGTAGACATTAGAATACCAAATGAATTTCAAACTTGGGGTAAATTTAATATTGGTATAACTGCAGGGATAGAAACTACAATTGTTTCAAGTAAATGGATAGAGGGTTGTAACAAAATGGATTTAATCATTGTTCCATCGGAACATTCTAAAACTGGTTTTGTAAGTTCTATCTATGATAAAGTTAAGAATTTACCTGATGGGAATCAAGAAAGTGTAGGGCAGTTAAAATTAGAAAAACCAATAGAAGTTTTATTTGAGGGTGCAGATGAAGATGTTTACAAACCCTTAGATAAAGATGAAATAGATTCAAATTTCTTTGATATGATAAATGAAAAAGTACCTGAAA